CGCTGGTAAGCATAAATTCTGGCATGACCAGTCGGCTGGCGATTGCCCTCAATTCTGCCTGCAGCACTTTTACATATTGGCCAGCGTCAATGCTGGTGGCTGGGAATTCGTAGTCTATTCCGGCAAACGTATCGAGTATTGTGCCTGGTTCGTAGCGACGAAAGTGGTTCACTTTGCCAGTTGCCTGATTTGTTAGACTGGTGTCCGCAGCGTCCGAAACAAATTGTTGTACGGCGTCACGTGAGCCGCCGTTGTGTTTGCGAATGATTGCGATTGCTGATTGAATCTCGGCAATGATGCTCATGTTTCTCAGCAGTTTTTCCGCGCGACGCAGATTTTTTCTGACCGGGTAAAATAGTGGCAGTCCACGTTTGCAGTTAACGTCGACATTGGCCTTCCTATGGTGTATTTCCAACGCGTCGACAAACTGGCCATCGACATAATAGCCGAATACGGTTTCAACGTCGTTGCGATCGGTTTGGATTCCGAAGCTGGCGGACTGATCGTTGAGTCGGTTTTGTGGGGTTGCGATTTGGCTCGGTTCGACAAAACGAATACGGGTTGTTCCATCGGCCGCTGGAAACAGCCGCAAGAAAACTTCGCCATCACGGTCTCGCCGTCGTACGATTTCTTGTTGACGCTTGTGCCATTTGTTAACACGTACAAAGTCATTTAGAACACTTTGTACTTCGTCGGTCAATTGATCTGCGGTGGGACGACCTTGGCTGGGAACAGCCCGATAGGTGTGTCCGCTACCCACGATAAAACTTATACGGTTTTCATGTCCGTTGATTGCGAACTCATTTGAAACTGAAAGCGAACGGCACTGGCGGCGGATTTCGGCTAATTGTTGCTCGTTTGCATAGGGCAGATCAGCGCTGAATTTCTGACCGGGCATTTCGCCAAGTGCCTGCCAAAGTGTTCCATCGCAGTCGTATAGTGGTTCGGATGGTTCGACAAAATCTTGGTAGAGCTGGTTGAATGTTTCCAAGAGACCCTTATCCAGTTGAGCTTGAGATTGTTTGTTATTGGTCATTGTTTTATTTTTCCTTCTGTTTGCTTGATTTGTGACAATTCAGACGGTCGGTCAGCCTACTGGCAGTCGATTACCGAGCCCGTCGTCCGATCTTTTTCCGTTTGTAAGTTCCTTGGCCATCCGCAGGGCCATTTCCGCCGCGTCCGGACCATCGTCATGGTCGCCGACCGGAAATTCTTGAAGCTGTCTAACGAGTAGTCGAGTTGAGGGCGAATTGTTTTTGAATCGTATTTGTCGTCCCGAAAGGTATGGGCCAAGCCGACGTATACGTACCTGTTTATTGACACGGTTGTCGAGCATCGATGGTCGGGCACCTACAAACCCCTGGCGCGAGAACTCGGCCTCGAATTCAGAACCTAATAGCTCTTGGAACTGGTTTGATTCTATGCCAAAGGCATCCGGTTGAAATTTGAGACAAAAGGCAACACCATCGGCCACGATCTGCGACGTGGGACGACGTGCCAGGTCTGCTTCGATATAAATTATTCCACAGTTGTCGACTCCGAGTGCGACGATTGCCGAATAGTCGCCGCGTCTAGAGTCTGTGCCCTTGCTCGGATCTATGGCGATTGTCTTGATCTGCATGTTTTGTGGCCAATCGTCGAACCATATAGATTCATCGAAGTATTTTTCGGGCCACTCGCAGAATTCGGGGTTGATTGGGGAGTTTTGTTTTTCACGTTCGAAGGCCGTTACGCCACTTTCGGCCCGCATACACATCAAAGTGTATAGGTCCTCCTCTTCTGGCCAAAGTAGCTGGGCACCGGCCTTCATTTCCGTTTCATTTTTTTTGTAGAAGTCGGCGGCCAGTTGTTTGTATCGAAGGTTTTTAACGTCGGTGAATATGGCTTTCCACGTTTCCCAGAGTGACACAGCGTCGGGCCACTTCTCTATTGATCGAAAGGTTCTCGACGTCCAGCCAGGTGTTTCGGTCAGCTGCATTGCCAGGGCGTCTCGATGTAGGGCAGTCGCCAAGTTGACGATGTTTGTTCGAGACGTGCCTGCCTTTAGGAGCGTGCCGTGGAACCAGGTTCGAGAACTTTCGCGCTGAGCTGCGGACTGAATGTGTCCGTCGTTTTGAAGATCGTCGCAAACGATCAGAGTTGGTCGATTGGCCCGATAACGACGGCCTCGCATCCGTTGGCCGGTGCCAAATGCGTCTATGGCTACCCCATTTCGCAGAACGATTGAGCCGGCCCGCCATACGGGGCCATGTCCGACAGCGTTTGGATAATCTCTGGAGAGTTGTTTGTTGTCGGTCAGTTCGCTTTTGATGTTTTCTAGGTGGGCGAGAGCTTGAGACCGTGTGTCGGAAATGATCCATATGTAGGGTTCCGACCGATGTACCGCGGCTCGTAGCAGAAAGGCGAGCGTTCCGAGGGTTGACTTGGCACCGCCGCGAGGTCCCAGTACGTTCAGCTTTCGGCCGCGTGTGTGTTGCATGGAATCCAACTGTCGAGCAAGCCACTTGTGCATTCGGGACGGAGGGCGTGTGAAGTGGTCTGCCAGATACCGTTTTCCCCAGTCAGTCAAATTCAAATCGTTATCCGGCTTCGCGTTGCGTCGGCGCGATTCGCCATGGCGTTTGGCAAGCTCGTCGTGGAAAACCTGTACAAACTCTGTCAACTGTTCGACCTCGAAGGCGGAATCGTGAAATAGAATTTCAGCTGACATGGTTGGCAACCTTCGTGATGATTGGGTGACCAAGTCCGATAGCCATTGCATTCAGTCGGGCGATGATTCGTGTACGATACTTTGAAACGGGTACCTCTTCAATAACGATCTCGGCAAATTGTGTTAAGAGTTGTCGGACCTGTTCAACCGTTATCGTGTTGGGTTTGCGTTGAGCGAAATCTCTTGGATTAATTCGCTCCAGCGCCCAGGCCGCCGCTCTCCAGTATTGGGTCTTTTTTGCGGCCGATTGGATGTTTCGCATGAATCCGAGCTCAGCGTTCTGCTCGGCCCGATAAAGGTCTTTCGCAAATTCATGGTCACGTGTGGCCGTGTTTTGAATCGTGGATACCGCACACCCGACGTATTTTGCAGCCGTGCGACGACTGCACCCGACGCCTAGTATCTCACTCTTTTTGATCTGGTCTAGAACAGGCTTTCTGCCACATTTTGCCACTGTGCTTACTCCCTGTCAGTTGCTGTGGGCGGCGCCAAGATACTCGAATGAGACAACCGCTCGCCCGCCCGAGCCGCGGTAGCCCTTTATGAACTTTTGTGCGTTTTTTGCCCCAGTTTTTTTCACGTTGACCGCTCGCCAATAGGGTGATCGGCGGCAGTGGGCGATCAGTGCCGGATGACTGGCGGTTACATTTAACCGGTGGCCTTCTGTTTTGTGAACGTCGGCGACTGTCTTGATCATTCGCATTCCGATGCCAACTCCTTGAAAGTCTGGCAGAGTAACCAACCGGCTTATACGCCATCGATTTTTGTGGCCGATTAGCGAAAGTGTGGCACAAAATGCTACTGGGGTATTATTCCAAATCGCGATGAAGCAGCGAGCGGCCAAACTCAACGAACCGCTTAAATAGTGATGACGCGCAAACATTTTCCACGCGCTACGTTTGCAACGAAAGAGTTTGAGTTCGATTTTGGGTCGTTGAAGACACCTCCAGTTGAATGTCGACGTGGCCATGTCAACTACCCAGTCGGGTTGCAACCACTCGGTTACGTCGTAGTGGCATGTGACGGCAACCAGCCGACAAGAAACCTTGTCTTCGTGAATGCCTTTTGCAATGGCTGCCGATCCGATCTTTGCAACATGCCGGTCGACGACACTGGTGAACTCATCGAATGCTACAATACGATTCGTTTTGGAATTGCTTGCCAACGCCAACGCGCGTGCTAAATCGCAACGAAACTTTTCGCCATTTGAAAGCACGTGGTAGGGCTTGATCCAGCTTGGTGGTGAGCTGAAACCGACCGCCGTTAACAGGCCGGTAATTTCTTTGATCGGACGATCGCCAAGGCAGTCGACAACTGCTCGATCTGCCGGCCACGGTTCTTGTTCGTACAATTGGGCACCGAATAGCTCTTTGGCTATGGTGGTCTTTCCGCTTCCGGAAGGTCCAACTATCAGGCCGATCTTCCAGTCGTTGCCCAATTCGGGGACCTCAGCCTGAAATTTGACTTCTGAACGTTCGGATATAGGTACGTCGAACATTCCGGCAACCTGTTGCACTCGAAACGAGTCGAATACGGGGCAGCTCCTTTGGATTTCGATTTTTGGCATGGCGGCCCTCTTCTGCGTTATCGTTCAAAGGGTTAAAAGACGACATTTAAGACCGTCGGCCGTTAAACGACTGAAGACTCGTTTTTGATCGTCTTCGTCCGCACACTCAACTACAACCTGAAACGCTTCAGGGATTTCCACCTCGGGTGGAATTTGTGCCTCGAATCCACGCTGGTCCATTTCGGCGGCCATCTTGTCTATCATGTTTGAGATCGCCTCATTCTCGGTTGACAGCCTTTCGATGAGCCCATGCAGTGTATGCTGGTCGGTTTGGGCCATTGTGGCCAAAGGGTCGAGTAGCGTGAGCAGTTTGTCGGATTCTTCTTCGTTCAGGTCCAAGATTAGCACTGGGACTTCCGCATCAGGGGTTGTCTCTGCCCGAAGGTGACCATCGACCAATTCGAGTGAACCGTCCGACATCTCGCGAGCAAGTAAAGCGTCGGCGTAGCCGATCTCTGACAGGATTCCCCTTAATGCGTCTTGTTGCGACTGTGGGTGGGTTCGCCAGTTTTTTGGGTTCGGGCGTAGTCGCTCGGCCTTTACTCGACGGAGTTCTTTAATGCGGTCACGTATCTGCATAAGTTCACTTTCGATAGTCATTCGGGGCTTAGTTATCCAATATGTCTCTGAGCCGCTCGCTGATTTGCGATATTTGAGCATCGTGGGTTTCCAGCTTTGCCTCATGTCGCGCGTACAGTGTCCACAGTTTTTCGTGCGAGTCGGCGGCAGCATCGACCTTTTTGCACAACACGGCAACCTGATTCGCTAGCACAGCTAGTTTGGCATGGACCATAAACATCCAAGGCCCTAATCCAAGTACAGCCGACATTGCTACTGCAACGACTATGCTCCACTCTTCTGCGTTCACGAGCAAAACCTCATAAAGTACCATCGGTTTAAGACGTCGTTGATTTGGTGTCATCGGTCTCACGGTTTGGACTCGCGACAACGCCTCGCGGTTCTTCACTCGGCCGTACGCCATGTGGGATTGGCAGTCGATTGTCATCGCCACCGAACGAAACGCACATATCGAACATTTCAGCAAGCGACGCGTAGAGCATGAGTGATTCGCGCGGCGTGATACGATAAGTCGCAAACCGACTATCAAGTCGGGTGGCTTCGACAATATGCTGATCCAGTGCGTGTACAAACATGCGTGCATCGACATTACGTAAATCGACTGCTGATAGGAGCGGGATGTTTGGATCAGTTCCGTCAAGCAGGTAAGGGAGGTCGAATTCGCGACCGGTCGGTCGGGCGACTTAATCGCCGGCGGGCAATGATATGTTCACCGACCTTGCCCGTTCTTGGAGGGTTTTGATATCGGTCTTTTGCGGATTGTGTGTGATTTTTCGACGTAAAAAGTCCAACTGAACTAAGTGTTCGAGCATAAATTCGTTAGTGGCTGTGTCCCAACCGCTCTGTACGCCAAATTCTCCGTCCTGCAAAATCTGTCCGCGGAAAGTCAGGCAATGGCCGGCGTAGGTGTGGATCGACCGATTTCTAAATCGCGTGATTGCATCCTGGAATGTATCTTTACCGGGAATTGGCATTTTATTCTCCTATTTCTGGATTGGCTCGGCGGGCGACGGTGCCCGTCCGTGGATTCGATGAAACTTTTGCGCAACTTTTTCGCGTATTTGATTAGCCCATTGTGCCATTTGGCCATTGCTGCTCTTGCCCATTTGGCGGAGCAGTTCGTCGTACTCACGTCCCAGTGTCACATCACCCCACGCACTCCGACCAGATAGCGAAAAGACTTAGGCAAGCTGTTTAGCGTAGTTGTCGCTTAATGTTCCAGTTGTCGGGCTGTTGTCTTTTGTAGCCTTGATACGGTGCCGCAGACGCATAACAAGTACCTTCGCAACAATCATAACGGCCAGCGCCGGAGGGCCGGTCCAACCCAAAGCAGTCAACAAGCCGGGAAGAATTCGTTCGATTAGCGATTCCGCTCGTTCTGCTGATATACTCCGTGCCGCTTGCCTTGCAATCGACCTAATTTGTTCGGGGTCAACCTTGTCTGTCTTGTTGGATTTGATCCTTACCAGAGCTGATTCTATTAGGTCGATTTTTTGTCTGATTTCTGTAATAGACTTACTATGATCTGATTGGGGTGGCGACTTTACGTTTTTTTCAGGTTTGCCTTGAGCGGCAATCGTTGCCAGAAACTTTTGGATTCTCCCGCAGTAGGTTGCACTAACCATGTGACCATCGGTTCCCCAGGTGACTCCGGCTAACTGGCCTTGCGAATTGAAGATTGGTCCGCCAGAATCACCGTCCCTCGCAACGCCTGATATCTGGAGAGTCTCGGTTGTCTCTGTGTTGCCCGTTTTTGTGTAGCCTTGAGCGATGCCCTGGTTGCAGAGGTATCGGCCGTCGGGTCCGTATCCGCAGCTTGACAAAGGTGTTCCCGGTTGCGGATATTTTTCAGCGATTTTGACCGGTGTGGCATCGGAACGCGAAACTTCAATCGCTGCCAAATCCCATCTACTGTCGGTTTTCAGGACACGAGCGCTGCAGCAGCGTCCATTCGGAAAGATTGCTGAAACATTACCGGCGCCGTGCCGGAATAAGTGTGCGCATGTTATAAGCAGTCCACTCAAATCATTTTTAACTAGCGTTCCGGAGCCGTAATATCGTTGGTTGCCGACTTGATTGACGATTCTAGCAACTGCTGGATGCACAACTCCTAGATTGGGTGTTTGAACTTGGCATTTCGCGCTGACACACTGCCCAGATGTGATTGCTGCCACGGAGCAAACCATCATAATAATGGACATCCAACAGATCACACGAGAGAATTGAATGCGATGGTTCATGTGATGCCTTATGGAACGAGTGTAAATCGGTAGCGATACAATGGACTTCGCGCGAGGTCGGCTGGTTCAGTGAGTCGGTCGGCGAGGTTCGGCACTGGGTCGATGCCACCACCAATCTGATCGGCCATGGCAACCGCTTGTGAACAGAATGGAGGGCCGACGTTTTTTGATCTGTCGTCGGTGTTTGAGTTTATCAACAGACGAATCCAAGGCAGGTGTAGCAAGGCGGCCCTTGCGACGTTTGTCCATCCGTAATCACATCCGGCCATTTGTCGCATGAATCTAGTTGCGCCGTTTGAGTCATATCCTGGCCACTGGCCATCTGGATTGACTTCGTAAACATCGATTCGCTTTGAATGTTTTTTGACTTGGCTGGCCAAAGTGACTGCTCGACCGCCGTGCCATTCACGAATTTCTACACAGAACGGATCTTCCTTCCAAAACACGAGTTTTGCGGCATGAGAATGTAGTCCGCGCCCGCCTATTGATATGAGTGATCGCCGTCGAAACAAAAGCAGGTCACCATCAGCCAATCGGTCTTTTG